GTAAGGGGAGTAAAGAATTCACGATTAAAATAAATGGTGCGTCCGTCTGTAGCGGCTGTGCCCATCCATTCACTGCCTTCTTCGATTTTTAAACGAGTAGCCATGTTACCAAAAAATGGATGACGAAGCAGTAAGCCTACTCGGGCTACAATAATTTTATCAATAATTGGATCTGTATGTGACATGAATATTCCTTTTGCTATATGTATATATTATAACACCACCCGAAGGTGGTGTCAAATAGTGCTGAATCAAATTACTTTTCAGTAGCTTGGGCAATGTACTTGCCAAATTTAGCATGGAAATCATCAAAGCATTTGATCTCATCTGGATCTAGTGGCAATTTGTAAGTGCTCAAAGCCAATTTAGTGCCCATAATAACCAATTCAGTTTCAAAGTTATTCATAATGAATTCAAAGAAGTTATTAACTTGATCATTCCAGTTTTTAGCTTTTTTATCGCAAGCATCTTTCAATTCATAACACAACGACACAGTTAAAGTGTACATAGCTGAAATTTCTTTCGAATCCATTTTCTTAACTTTGCCACTCAGAATATCGCTCGGATTGGGCATTTTGCTAGCATGTTTACGATGTGCCATAAACTTGATAGCAAGACCTTCACCGACCGAACCCGATACCAAATCAGTTAGTGTTTCATTATCCACATCGTCATCTGTGAGCAATTCACTTACAAAGCTCCAAGAGCGTGGAGTAGCAAATGCACGTGAGCTAGACTTTGGATCAAAGTCGTATAAATCCTTTTTGCTGAAACTCAAGAAACCAACGACTTCTTGATGTATCTTGTTTTCAACAGCCCATTCAAAGTAGTCGTCCCAGTTAACAGTCATTTCCAAATGAACGAAACGATTAGCCAATGGCGCAGGCATACGGAATGTAACACCTTTATCAGTTTCGCGATTACCTGCGGCCACTAACATGACATTATCGGGCAGTTTATAAGTACCTACACGACGATTTAAAATCAATTGATAAGCCGCGGCCTGTACACTGGGTGCCGCACTGTTCATTTCGTCTAAGAACAAAATAACGTTCTTAAATTTACTAGCCAATTCTTGTGTTGGCAATTCCGATGGAGGAGCCCAACGCATGGTATTATCGTTAGAATCAAAATATGGAATACCTTTGATATCAGTAGGTTCCCAAAGACTCAAACGAACGTCGATTACATGAGCATCGAGTTCAGTACCAAGTTGTTTGATAATATCTGACTTGCCAATTCCGGGAGGACCCCAAAGGAAGATTGGACGTTGATTTTTAAAAGCCTTACGCAAAGACTTTTTAGCACCGCTAGGGCCCACTGTACGGCTACTAATTTCTGCCATTTTATTTCCTATCTTAGTTAAAAAATTGTTGTTACGAATAACTCTGTCTATGTATGTATTATACGGTAGTCCAGCAATTATGTCAACAGCTTTTTAAGTTTTTTAAGGAGTTTTTACTCGTCTTTGCCCAAATTGGCCAGCTCTTTTTCACGTTCGTTCATTGCTTTTACCAAACCAAATTTTCGAATATCGTCCGAAAATAGGTATAGTTCAAAGCTCTTACGTTCGGAAAAAACGGTAATACTCATGGGTGTAAGATAATACGGACAGTCGATATATCTTTCCAAAAATACTATAGTTTGGGGACTAAGTTCGATTGGTTCGGTAAATGGAATTTCGTACTCTTTAAGTTCCAATTCACTAGTCAAAAATTCGTAACCATCATCACTTAGGCGAAAATTAGTTTGTTTACCTGCACGAGTACTTTGCCACCATTTACGCCCAAATAGTTTTAAATTAACTTCGTCTGTACTTTTGCCCCATTGTTGTAAGAATATCTTAGTTAGGGCATCTCTAGTGATCATAGTGTTACAATAGTGCCTTGAGTCAATTTAACCACTTGGAAATCTGTTGTTCCAAATGTTAAATTTAATTTTTTCGCCAGATTGTGAGCGTGCCCTGGATTTGAAAAGCTAACTTTCTTATACTTAGGCCCAGGATATGAGGTAAGACTATTAAAGCTCTTTAGATTAAAGGGCTCGTTTTTATAGAACACAGCCCAAATAGCTTCGGCTTCGAGAATTTGCTCAGCCTTATAGGTCTTTTTATTAATGTGTTCTAATAACACTTGCGGTTTAGGTCGACTCATAGTATGCGTATCCAATTATGTACGCATATATTTATCCTTAGTTGTTTTTAAACCCGCCACCATCCATCGTTACATTTACTACTTCAGTATTGGTACTGTTTTTAAGGGCATTAAACATACTTTGGTAATCTTGATGTAGTTGATCCATTAGTTCAACAAAGGCTAGATTCATTAGTCTAGCCTGCTGAATAGGTATCTTTACTTCTTTACTTTGAGCAAGTTCTGCGGCTCTTACCAGTTGAGCAAATTGTGTGACAGGTGTAAGATTAATCTGATTTGACATTACTTAGTACCTGTTTCATTTCAAACTCAGTTTTAAATGGGCCTTTATATTCATTACGTTCTAGTGTAATTACTTTAGGACAGAATGATTTGACCCACCCTTTATTAAATTTGATTGTATAGTATCCTGCACAGTACAAGCTCTTACTTGCATTACTTTTAGTAAACAGGGGTAATCGATTTCTAACATCGTACATGCTGTTATAAGGTTTCACACTAGTGGGAAACCCATGGCATTCATGAACATCTGGAGCAGTAACTTTAACTTTCGTGCTGGTTAAAAAGAAGCCTTCTCCGAATTCTCTAGTTAAGTCCTGTTTTTTATTAAACATTACTTCACCATTTGTACTGCTCATAACAAATTTGTTGTTTTCTTTCTTGTGTAGTGTTGCAACCTTGGCGCCGTCTTGCTCCACGATCCAAAACTTACCATCCACAATTGGCTTGGCGTATATTACTGTCATATTTTTCTCCTTAGTATTACAAGGGCCCTGACGGCACCCGAGTAATGTACGTATTTATCTCTCATTCTTCGACAAAATCTATGACATTACCATCTGTATCTGCACAGATAATACGTACAGATTCGCCGTCTTCGTTTTTGATTTCAATTGGCCCCCAGATCCACCATTCAGTATCGCCTTGGCTCCAAGGATCGTCTTCGCGTTCTTCTAGTTCGTATGGACTGTTTTCTTCAAGGAAATCTTCAATGACTGCTTGAGCTTCTTCATCAAGTCCTGTAACATCTACATCATACCAACAACCGCCGTCGAACATTTCTACAAGTTCAACACTTTCGATATTGTTGATTTCACAGTCTAACATATCGATACTGTCTTTACGACCATCACCACCGGGAACTTCTACAAATTCAAACTCAGGAGGATTCTCGTCTGTAGTTTCTACAGTCCACTCGCCATAGCGAAATCCATTCACTACAGTAACTTTGCCGTCACCATTTCGTTGATTGTATGTTTCGACTTCTTGACAAGATTTTTTATAATATGTGCTAACGGTCCATGTTGCCATGATATTTCTCCTTAGTTATCTAGATCCATTGTAGTCCACTCTTGGACTACGGCAAGCATTTCTTCTTCTGTTGTACAGAGAATCTTGGCAGTTTTCCATTCGCTGTTGTCATCACGTCCACCTACTTCGACCATGAAGCCGTTGTCATAACGATTGATAGTGATTGATTCGTTTACTTTTGATAGTTTAGTTAGATATGCCATTTAGTTCTCCCTGATATTTGGCTTGAAACGGTTCTGCATATTGCTGAATATTATCAGCAATCTTTTTCATATCCCATGCATTGCAAAATTTTAACATACGGATACCAACTTGGCTAACATCCTTGGGGATTGCATTAGCCTTAATTGTTTCTTTAATTTTATCTTTAATATCTTCTGGCTGTGCTGTTAAGTCGCATAACTGCACATTGCGCTGATAATCTTCTAGTACTCTGTGTTCTTCGCCATTGTGGTCAGTCCATCTCTGAAGCATGAGATTGTTCCACGCATATCCGCGGCTGTTACGGTCTTCGAACGCTTCAGTAAGACCAACTTTGTTTTTAGAACCTTTAGTACGCACACCCGGATACGCCGAGAAGACATTATCACTGGTATCACCACGCATACATTTCTCGAACAGCATCCACTCGGGGTCTTGTGCAGGCTTAGGCTCGCCTGTCTTTTTGTCTTTAACGGGTTTACCTTTGGCATCAAAGATTCCTTCATGTGTAATGTGTAAATCACCTACACCATTATATTGGCTAACTGTGGGACTTACTAGCTGTGCAAAATCTCCATCTGTCGAAATAATAACGTGTTTAGCTTCTGGATGTGCTTGTATCCAACCTGCAATTAAATCATCTGCTTCTAAATTCTCATGACGCATTACAGTACAGTTAGTTTTATCTACAATGAAATTCTTAAATTCGTCAAATGCTTCCCAGAACAATTTATCTTCTTCTTGTTCTCGTTGTGTCATAGCTGCACGAGTTTCTTGACGATTGGCCTTATAGGGCTTATAGTAGTCCTTGCGCCAGCTTCGACCTTCGAGACAGAATACCACATGAGTGCCGCCAAAGTCTTGCCATGCTTTCTTGATACTGTTAAAAGTAATATGAAATGCCATGCCAAGTTTAATGTCGGATGAACCTTGAACTACATGTCTAGCACGAAAGAACGTGTTAGCAGTATCAACTATAATATATGTCATTCCACAGCGGATTTACCGCCTCCTAGTTTGCTTACGTTAATGAATCCCATAGTGTTGTTTCGGGTAGTATCTACACCTTCATCTGCTAGCATATTTCTTGCTAGATCTCTGAACCAACGATCCACGATCTCTTCGTCAGGATCACCATCATAGCCGTATCCTGCTTGCTTTAATTGTACTACAAATTCAGGATTCCAGTCAAGCTCAAAAAAACCATTACGTATGTTTTCTTTGTTCACGTGTGTTTCTAACACAGTAACATAAGGCTCTCCTCTGACAGTAGCACGTTCTTTCGGAGTCATTCGAGCAAGGCGTTCATCTTCTTTGGCTCGTTCTTCACTTGCTCTTGCAACAGCAAGATTTGATAAAGCTTCGTCTTTTTCTTTTACCAGTGCATCGATACCAAATAATCTTTTAATTAAGTTTTTCATTTCTTCTCCACACAATCGCAATCTCTGCCTTGTCTACAATTACCAGTACAAGCACTCGGAATGTTTTTAATCCATTGAAATAATACTAGTATCAATAGTATCCAACCAATTATAAAACAAAGCATAAAAAACATTTTAAGTTCCCCATTCATTTTTAAAGAGTGGTACTTGTAATCGATCACTGTAGCGCCACCCACGCTTCATAGCCGCCAATGCTACATTCTTAGCATTTAGTGTATAAACACTTTCAACACCGCC